CGTACTTTGTGCACGAGTGTGCTTTTCTGTACAGGAAACGTTCATGTCTGAGTCATAAACGTACGTTCCGTGGTCTCTCTAGGCGCCATCCGGCGTCATAGGAGCCAAACCCAAGCTATAGGGGATCCCCCCTATATCACGGGTACGCAATGGGTGGGTTGTCTAACCAAACCATTTGCGAACGTCGAAACAGGTGACTGTTTCGTCATCGTTAGCGTTATTACCTTCGGATAATGACGTTACGATACGCTTTCCCTTCCTACGGGATTGCGGGGGGGGCTTACGCACCGGTACCACCGGCGTCGTAGGCCTTGCAAGATCAAACCGCATGTTTGCGACTTGAGCTTGGATCCGTTTTGCCTCGCGGTCCCGCGAGGTTTGTTCGGTTCTCACTCTGCGTTCTAATTCCATAGACCGCAGAAGAGCCGCGATTCTGAGGTTTTCAAACTTCAGGAAGCGGTCACGCTCTGGCAGTAGGTTACCTTCCTGCTTTTGCGTATCTTCTTCATTAAGCCGTTCACGGCCTTCTGGGAAGAGTGCTCTTTCGAGGTTAAATGATAGACCCCGATAGAGCTCGGATATTTCCGAATCGGTTGGGACTTTCGCAAACGTAGTTTCCACCCGAGTGTCGATAGGCATAGGGATACCCCTATACGAACCGACATCTGTCTTTTCGACAGGCGCTACGCTGGTGGAGGCTACCTCCACCGACGGCGCAACTGTTGGTGCGTAGGCACCACCAGGATCTGTTTTGGAATACCGTTTGATGTAGTCCACGACAGAGCCGGATTCCATTGGAAAAACCTTTTCAATGAAATGCGGTGAGGCGTAATTCGCCCCAGTTATACGCACTAGTATATTTACTAGATGCAGTATAACCTTCGTGAGAGGATCTCCCATAAGGATCCCTCTACGAAGCATCACAAACCTTGGGTTACTAAACGGCGACTCAAGGTTCCATTCGGAGCCATAGGCAGACATACTACCATGCGCTTCGAAAACGATTGCTCTTGGCACATAACACGTACCATTAACAATTGCCTGGAGAATAGGTGGGATACCGCACTTTTTCATCCAGTATTTCGCCAGCTCACGAGCGACCTCGTGATGTGTCGAATCTGTGGCCTCCTCGTAGTCTGTCGAGGAATTCCACATATCCTTATAGTAACGTGTGACCACAACGCTACCATCAGGTCGTGATTCGCGTGTTTCTTTGGAAACCGCGAAGACGTAATCTTTCCCTTCCGCAGTCCATGCGGATTTGAAAGAATTCCAAGCGTGTGATGATTTCCCCATCCCACTCTTGGATGACTGGATCTTACTCAGCGGATGTGAGCAGATCTTGTTGACAACGTCCAGCACTATTTTAAGTGCTGCAGTTGCCTTCGTGACAGTCCGTCCCTTTCCAGGTTCGGATATCATGACAAGCGCCGCCTTACGGAGTTCCGTAGGCGACTGCTTGAGGACCTCGCTTAGGCATCGCCAAAAGACGTAGGTCCCAGGTGTCACTTCCTCCAATGTTTTGGAGTCAGTAATTTCACCAGTGAAGAGGTCCCTGATTTGACAGGGGACTCCCACCATACTATCGCACACAATCTCACTGATTGCGTCGAGAGTTCCTCCTTCCTCCTGGGTGTTTTCCCAGCAGGCGTTGGCGTTGATGGTAACACGAGCTTTGGTATCAAGGCCCGTGAAAACCTCTTGCGGTATTTCGTCATCTAAATGGCGAATTGACGCGCGTATGACCGCGATCTCTGTGTTAGACAGAGGACCGGGTTCATCAGATACGGTCGATAAGAATTTTCTTTTCGACTGCATCTTTACCATATCTGGAGGCTGACCACAGCCCCTAGTTTGGCACAGGACCGAATCAGCATGTGTAAGCTGAAACGTTTCCTCATAGGATCTGGTATATTCCCATCTGGGCAACCAGAATCCTAGCCAATTTGGCACAAGCGCTCGGCGCTTTTGCTTATCGGCAAGAACACCCTCCAACATTTCCATATTGGAGAGGCTCTTAAAGGTCTTCCGCGCCCTCTTGAGCTCGGTAAACCTCATGGTGGCGTCGTGGTATTCTTCCGCGACGTCCCCATCAAAGAACTCATCGC